TAAAAGATACAAAGGTTGACACTAGCAATCTTGACGCGGCGGCAAGTGAGTACAAAGATTTAGCTGTAACGCAGGAAGAAGTTGTAACATCATCCAAATCACTTAAGGCGCAGCTCCGTGAATTACAGGCACAGCTCGCAGCGACTGACCCTGATTCAGCTAAGTACCGCGAGTTATCACAAGCAGCTGGTGAACTTAAAGATAAGATTCAGGATGCGGCACAGGCAGTAGGCACACAAGCAGGTGGTGCGTTTGAACGTGTGAGTGGTTCGCTCGGTCTTGTTACTTCACGTATTACATCACTCGACTTTGAAGGTGCTGCCGAAGGTGCAAAGCAGTTAGCGGCTAACATTAGCCAAGTCAAGCCGGGTGATATTGCTAATGGCATCAAAGGCATTGGCAGTGCATTCGCTTCCGTTGGTAAAGCCTTATTGACTAACCCAATATTTTTGATTGGTGCAGCCATTGCTGCTGCGATTGTTTACGCCGATGAACTATTGTCTCTTGTTGACGGTGTGTCAAGTGCGGAAACAGAACGTTTAAACGCACAAAAAGAAAGTGCGGCACAGTCAAAGCAGCAGCTCGATGCTATTGGTCAGCAGGAAAACATTTTAAGATTAGCTGGCAAGACTGAAAAGGAAATCTTGCAGACCAAAATAGCACAAGCGCAACAGGCTATACTTGACCAAAAGGCAGTTATTGAAACATTGCGTGTACAAAGAGATGCGCAAATTCAAGCGGCTGAACGTAATCGCGATATCCTCAAAGGTCTTTTAAACTTTGTTAGTTTACCGATTACAGCACTGCTTGCGGGCGTTGATATACTAACGGAAAAACTAAACGCTCTTGGATTTATCAGCAATGAAACATTCGCAAAGTTTGGCAACCTACGCGACAAGTTTACTACATCAATAGCGGAGTTAGTATTTGACCCAGCGGAAGTAGCAAAGGAAGGTGATGATGCGCTGGCGGCTGCTGAAAAAGGACTTAAGGATTTAGAAAATGCACAGGCTGGATTTCAGTTGTCGATTAACCAAATCAATCAAAAAGGTGCGGATGAAAGACAAAAGCAAAGGGATGAAGAATTAGCAGCTGAACAAAAGCTTGCACAACAAATAGTTGAAACACGTCGCAAGACTGCGCAAGAATCTTTAAAGATTACCGAGCAAATACGCAAGGATGCAACAAAGCCTGTCGAGTCAACCAAGACTGAGGTAAAGAATTTTGATGAAGAAATAAAGGCTCAACGTGATGCGGAAGAACGGCGCATTTCATTTATGGCTGAAGGTGTAGATAAGGAGATTGCACTTGCTGACCTTAAAGCAAAAAGGTTAAGAGATGCGGCACAAGGTAATGCGGATGAACTTAAAGCGATTGCGGCACAGAATGCAGCAGACGTTGCGGCTATACAAGAAGAGGCAGCACAAAAAGAAGTGGCTATACGTCAAGCAAGTTTTAAAAAAGGACTTGACATTGCCCAAAGTGCCATAAGCGTATTGCAAGCATTTAGTGATGCGTCAACAAAGAATAGTGAACGCGATGCAAAAAAGAAATTTCGCACAGACAAAGCCCTAGCCATTGGTGCTGCAACTGTTCAAACTGCATCCGCTGTTACAGGCGCATTAACGGCAGGTGGTAACCCAATCAAACTTGCCACTGGTCAGCAGTTCTTTGAAGCTTCTATTGCAGCTGCATTAGGTCTTGCCCAAATTGTCAAGATTAAAAACTCGCAGTTTGGTAGCACGGGAGGTAATGACAGCAGCACACCCCCACCATCAGTAGGAGGCGGCGGCGGTGGTAACGAATCACAACCCGCACAGTTCAACCCACTGGCTTCGCAGTTCATACAAAATCAACCTGAACAAATAACGCCGCGTGCATTCGTCCTTGCGGGTGATGTAGCTTCACAGCAGGAGGTGCGCGAAAAGGTACAAGACTTAGCACGACTTGGATAATTAAAACTAACTTTGTAACATGGAAAAAAGAAAAGTAGTAAAATGCGTAATCGACGAAGAAGGTCGTTTAGGCATCACAGCGATGGGCCTTGTAGACAGCCCCGCAATAGAAGAGAACTGGATTGCACTGAGCAAGATGCAGCTTAGCGCATTGAATGAAGAACGCCGTATGCTATACGGTGCTGCGCTCATCCCGGATAAGGAGATACTGCGCTATGATGAAAAGGGTGAGCCGTACTACGTGTACTTTGAAAAGGCCACAGTAAGTGCTATCGCGCATCAGTTCTTCAAAAAGAATCTGCAACACACAACCAACTTGCAACATGAGATTCCAGTCACGGGCGTGACCGTTGTTGAGTCATGGATTAAAGAAGGCAAGATGGATAAGTCTATGCAGCTCGGATTATCTGAACTTCCCGATGGCACATGGTTTATCGGTACGCACGTAGATGATGACGGAGTGTGGCAGGATGTAAAAGAGGGCAAGGTAAAAGGTTACAGCATTGAGGGATTCTTTAACGAGGTGGGCGTGGCAATGAGTGGTGTGAAGAACCATGAGGCTGAACTTGTGCTGGAGTTAGATCAACTGCTTAGCAATGTAAATCCATCCAAATGAAAATAAACGCGGTTAAGTTCAAGGACAAAAAGTCCTTTGACAAAAACAAAACAAAGAAAAATGTTAAGGCATCTTTTGATGCTTTCGGCATTGTAGTCTTTGAAGATGAGAAGCCCATCGCACCTGATGCAACTAAGGTGTCACAGGTCAACGAAGTGGACGGGTCACTAGACCAAATCGCTTCGGGTCTTGCAATTGTTATCTGCAATGACCTCAAAATAGGAATTGAGTTATTGACGCTTAGACAAGTCAACATCGTTGAGACTTTTGAAGCTACTAAAACATTGTTTGTTGAAGTGCCTGCGTTTGAAAAATTCAATGACTTCTATGAATCGCTAATGCGTTACGCATGTTTCATCAGTATTGAGCCTGACTACATCCAGCCATTCGAGGCTAATGCCGAAATGACTATTGCACAGCAGTGGCATCTTAATTTATTCAAGGCACAGGACGTGTGGTCACTTCTCCCGGCAGATGCATATGGTGAGGTTGCAGTGCTTGACATTGCGTGTGATGTAGACCATGAAGATTTGCAGGGCACTATCAGCGACAAGTCATGGAACTGCGTTTATGATACAGCTGATGTGCGTCCGATTAGTGAGAATGAAAAGCATGGCACACCATGTAGCGGAATCATTTGCGCAAAGACTGGCAATAACACGGGCGTAGGTTCAATCGGTAACAACAAACTCAAAGTGCAATTCCTGCACATTGGTATGAACTCAAACAGCGGCGGCGGTTTCTTTACATCGGATACAATCGTGACGCGTGCCGTCAATAAGGCCATTGCTAATCCTGCATGCAGTGCTATCAGCATGAGTTGGGGCGGTGGTAACACATACCCAATGTTTGCTAATGCCTTGACACTGGCAAAGAACACAGGCCGAAACGGAAAAGGTATTTGTGTATTTGCATCGAGTGGTAATAATTATTCGTCAAGCGTAAACATTAACCCCGCATCGCTATCAATGGTGCATGCCGTTGGCGCATCGGCACAAAACAACACACGCGCTGGATTTTCAAACTATGGAACAAAACTTTTTGCAGCGGCTCCGGGTGTATCTCTACCAACTACTGACCGTAGCGGAGCGTCAGGGTACAACACTACGTCGAATTATACTAACTTCAGTGGAACATCTGCCGCCTGTCCTGCTATGGCTGGCTGTGCTGCTGCTATTGTACTTGCTAATCCTGAACTAACCGAAAAACAGGTTTCAGACATCATCGCATCTACTGCGATTAAGAGTGGCGGTTATGTATATGATGCATCGGGCAGGTCGCTAGAACTTGGCTACGGCGTTGTTGATTTGTACGCGGCTGTTGTCGCTGCAAAAGGTAGCACGGGTGAACCAACTCCACCACCTGCTGAAACAGTAAACCTGTTTGGCACTATTGCATCACCTGCGTCAACGCTTCAAGGCTCGCAAGTAACAGTAACTTACACCGTGCAGCTCGACAAAGTGCGCACAGTTGACACAACTACAAACATTGCTGCCGAGTTCGTCCGTCCTGATGGATCTAAGTCAACTTTCTACACGGGCAATGTGACCATTGCGAAGGGCAAAACCACATTCACAAGCTCACTCGTTTACAACATACCCAATAACGTCACGGGCGTAGGTAAATTCAACCTATACATTGACGTGCAAGGTGATGTTTTAGAAAGCAATGAGAGCGATAACAGCGCAACCACTGCAATCAATATCACCGCACCAATTCCAGTTGGCAATTTGGACTTAGAATGCATCTGCACAGGTTACACTTGGCTTGCACCTGACCGTGTGCGCATGGGTATACGCGTAACCAATCGTGGTGCTGCTGTCGTGACTAGCTATAAACTTAAGTGGGAATTCGCGGGACGCACTGGAACGTGGGATATTGCACGCACATTGAACACTGGACAAAGTGCATCGACAGGAAATGTGATGTACCCATCTGCAACCACTACATGGCCGCAAACATTTAAGGTATCAGTGGTAAGTGTAAACGGACAGCCGGATAATAATCCTGCAAATGACGTTGGTACTTGCGTCGTAAACGCGATGTGATTATATTCGCAACCTCTCGAAAGAGTTTTGGTTTACCAGTTAAAAGTATTTAGGGTTTAAGCAATAAAAAGGGAAGCTAACGAGCCTCCCTTTTTTGTTGTGTTTACCCAAAGACACAGAGCCGTACGTATTCGGCAATGGTTGTCCCTGTCTGCTTAGCTGCTTTTGTGACTGCCTTCATTTCTTTCTCAGTCAATCGTGCGCTCACTCTTTGTGTGCGTGGTTGTGGTTCTTGTGCTTTCATTGGTTTGAATTTATACGGCTAATGTAGCCACAATTCCCCATGCAACAAAACGGCTGTTTTGCTACAATACCAAAATACCAAAAAATGTCAGATATCAAAAACCAAATCAAAGCTGTATTTGCAAAATACAACATTGAACCTTCTGCACTAGGTATCAAGTTTGAAGATGAATCAACTGAAGCAGCAGCAGAGCCTGCAACTGAAGTAAAGTTTGCCGTTGAAGGTACACTTTCTGATGGAACAAAAATCTACTCAACCGCAAATGAGTGGGTAGCTGGAGTTGATATCTACACACAAGATGCCGAAGGCAATCCAGTACCTGTGCCTGCGGGCGAATACATCCTTGAGGACGGCGTGACTATGGTCAGCGTTACCGAAGATGGAATCGTTGCACAAATCGGCGAGATGGAAGTTGAAACCGAAATGAGCAGCGAAGACCTTGTTGCCGTAATCGGTCAACTGTCAGAGCGCATCGCAGTGCTTGAGACTGAAAAGACAGAACTCGCTGCGGCGGTTGAATCTGCAAAGAATGATGCACAAGCTGCAAAGACTGAACTTGCTTCAGTTAAGAAAGCCCCTGCCGTTCCTAGCGTCAAGTCACAAGAATTCAAAAAGTCGAATGCGGTTGTTGCTTCGAACGGTACATCGTTCAGCGATTTCATGGAAAACATTCGCGCAAAACAAAGTAAATAATTCACCTCATAATTCTATTTAAAAATGCCAACAACAACTTCACTCACCACCACCTATGCAGGTGAATTAGCTGGTGAAATCGTAGCAAAGGCTTTGTTGTCAAACGTATCCGCTGGATATGTAACAATGAAGCCAAACGTACCTTACAAATCAGTAGTACGTAAAATTGATGACACTGTAACTTTCGCTGCAGGAACTTGTGATTTCACCCCAACGGGCACGATCACTTTGACTGAGCGCATTTTGACTTTGGAGGAATTCCAAGTTCAACGCCAAATCTGTAAGAAGGATTTCTTCATTGACTGGACTACTGCCGATGTAATGTCAGGCCGTGTAAACACACAAATCCAAGACGCAATTATTGAGCGTTTGACAGGCGGTATCGCTGCTGAAAACGAATCAGTAATGTGGAATGGTGTGAACGCTACTGCTGGTCAGTACGATGGATTCTTGACTTTGATTAAGGCAGTAGGTTCAGGTGCTGTATCTGCAGGTTCAGGTGCATTGGACGCTACCAACATCATCGCTACCATTTGGGACATCATCAACACTGCAAACTCTGCTGTGAAAGGTGCTGCTGAAAAGCCTGCATTGTACATGGGTCAGGCTGCATGGGAAGCTTACATGCAAGCGCAGATTGCTGCTGGCAACGGATGGTACTTGACAGGTGGACCAGAGGTTAACCGCCGTTTCGTAGGTATGTACGATATCTACGTTTGCCCGGGTATGGCTGCTAACAACATCGTGTTTGCACAGAAGTCAAACTTGATGCTTGGAACATGGCAGGAGAACCAAATGAACGAAGTGTTCATCTTGGACATGCAGAACTTGGATGGTTCACAGAATGTACGTTACGGCGCACGTTTCTACCTCGGAGCACAGATTGCAGTAGGTGAGGATATCACATACTGGGGAGCATAATCTTTAATAATAACGGGGGTGTAACAGCCCCCTTTTAAAACTATATAAACATGGCTTGTGAATTAACCACAGGATTTACACTCGGATGCCTTGAAGGTATCGGAGGTGTTAAAGAAGTATTGATTGCTAACTACGAAGACTTTGAAACAGGCATCACTTACGGTGGTACTGATGGCGAAGTTGACGGATTGCCAACTGCGACAATCTACCGTTATGTGCCATTCCGTAACTCAGGTTCTTACATTGAAACTGTCAACAAGAATCTTGAGACTGGTACTTTGTTTTTCTCACAAGAAGTGGGATGGACTTTCGGTAAGTTGAATCAAGAAATGCGCAACGAATTCTTGAACGTTGCAAAGGCAAAAATGATTGTTTTCGTTCGTACAAATGATGACCAAATTTTGCTTATTGGTGCGGGCGAAGGTGCGCAGCTTACCGCTGGTACTGTTCAATCAGGACAGCAAAAAGCAGATTTGATGGGATATCAGGTGACTTTGATTGCCGAAGAACTCGGACCAGCTGTTCACCTTGAACCATACAACCCGGCAACTGAATCACCATTTGGTAACTTCCCAGGCATTACAGTAAGCCCCGCTTACTAATCGCGCTTGCTGATTGTTTTTGTGTTTATTCATTGATTAAGAACGGGGGTGGTGTTACAACTGCCCCCTTTCAATATAGCGATATGATATATCTCCAAGTAAATAATCCTAGTCAGTTCATATATCTATCACTGGATGAGGCACGGCAGTACTATGCTACGCCCTACACGCACTATTTGTTAGTGCTAACTCACGAAGAAAACAGCACCACAGGTGATAAGCTCGCGCAGGTTGCAACGATTGTGAATGAAAATGTGCGCATCACACAGCTTACTGTGTCAACTGTTGGTCTTACATTAGCGGGCAGGTATCGCTACGAAGTGTACGGACAGAACTCACCAACTAATATCATCCCAACTAACGCCGCTGTTGTCGGTCTAGTTGAGAAAGGCTATGTAGTTTTGCAAGACAATACAACGTGGTTCGATGTTCCTTCTATAACTATCCCAAATGACATCATCTATGAACCATAATGAATCAAATA